AATATGAAAAATATTTATCTACTCTTTCTACTAATGCAGGATTTTTTTTCTTCATCTCTGCTTCTGTTAATGCATCTTCATCTCTATAATGAAAGCGATAATAAAAGTCTTTCATAGCTTGAACATCACCTTGTACTATTCGTCTAATAAATTGATCTGAAGCTTTTGCTTCTAAATAATCAGCTATTAATAACGCCATTTGTTTATCTGGCATTAAAGCTGTCATATCTTTATGTTCTCTTAATTCTGATACAAATTCTGACGATTCCCAAGTTCTATCATACATTGATCTCCATTTTTCAAATGCAGTTATAACTCTTGGAACAGACCATGCGTTTACTTGCCATAATCCTGCGGCAGTTGAATCTGGATTTGCACTATGAATATTACGATTATCTGATTCTATACCTGCAATCATACTTATCATCATTGCAAAATTATTATATTCATACCCTTGCAATTTAAATCTATCCATAACTATTTCTTTCATAGCTTGTGCTTCTTTTCCGTTAACAAGATTAATAGTATCTAATAATGGAAACGCATCTTCTAAAATTCCCTCTTCTATATTTTCTTCTAATTTTTTTAATTGCCTTTTATCGTTAGCAATTTTTCGCTCTGATTGATTTTTTTTTATTAAATCTTCATAATATTTTATATCTGGTTTATCTTCATTTAATGCTGTTTGCATTAATTCTACATCTTTGTTATCTGGGTATTTCATATCAAAACCCCTCATATCTTTTAACCCATATTCTTCTTCTGGAATTGGTGTTAAACTTATTCTACCTTCGTCATCTGTAAAAAAATCTTTAAATACTTCATTAAATTGTTTTTCCATAATAGTTTGAGTATTAGGATCTAATTGCATCCAACTTTTCATTTGCTCTGAATTAAATTTAAATTCATTCTGAATTGCTAATTCATTCAAATTATCTGGATCATTTTTTACTAATTCTTGTTTTAATAAATTATTTGGAAATGGCTCTGTTTGTTTTTCGTTATAAACTTGAGGATCTTCTGCTATTATTTCGTGTTCTAATAATGATTTATTTGGAACTATACCATAATGCTTATTTATTTCGTGATCTGTAAAACCTGCAGATTTAAATACAGGGCGTTGCCTGTCTATCATTTTATTAATAGCTTCTCTGCTAAAACCTGCTTCTACTAATTGTGATGCTTTTATTACCATTATTATTCAAAAATAGGTATTATTAGTTGTGATTCGTGAAATCTATCAATTCGATTATACCCTGTATCTACACTTAATTCTTGTGGAATTTTTATTCGTTTTTGCCATTCTTCTAAAGTTTCATCTGTTTTTCTTTTAGGAACATTCCATAAAGGTGTTTTATTATTTAAAAATATATCAGCTAATCCTTCATACTGATATGTTGCTTGTTCATCTATTTGTAATGGTCCAAAAGTAAACGCAATATCTTTTATTTTATCTTTTGCTTTTACTTGTTTTGCATACTCTAAATAATCTTTACTAATAGAATTAGGACCTCTGCCTAATAATTCTTTAATTGAAAATCCTTTTTGCTCACCTTCTGTTAATAATTGATCTAAATACATTATTGCATCATATGTTTCTGGATCATATCTTCTATCTAATGATGCTACTATATCTCCCAATGCTACATCTTCGTTTTCAAAACTTAAAAATTTATTAACTGTTTCTGCTATATTTGGTTTACCTATTGTTTTTGAAATTAATGAAACAAATCGTCTATATGCTTTTTGATCTCCTTTTGTTGCTGTTTCCATATTTTTTCTAGATCTAGTTAATAAATCTTTATATTGATCATCATCAATTAAACTATTTGCACGAGCTTCGTGTATTATATTCATTTCTGAACGAGTATCTATATATTTTGTTCCAACCATTAAAGTTAATACTGTTTGCATTGCTCTCCCTTCTGGGGTATCTGCTTTATTTTTTGTATTTTTTATTATTGTGTTAAATGCTGTCGCTAAAGTTCTTTTTAATTTTCCACTTACATTTGATTGCTTTAATTCGTCTAAAAATGTTTTCATATATACAATACCTTCTGGTGTTTGTGATTGTATTGCTAGTAATTGATCTGAAAATTTTAAACTTCCTTGAAGATCTTGTTGTGTTGTTATTCCTGTAATGCGTTGTTTTTGTGCGTCATTTTTCTCTGTCAAATGTTTTATTATTCCAGACCTCAAAGTATCATCTGGTGATAATTCATTACCTTCTATATCAAGTAATTTAAATTTTGTATTTGTTGCATTTTTTAATGCATTACCCCAATCTATTTCTTCTTGACCACCAACTGTTATCGTTTTAGATTGAGCAGTTTGAAATTGCAAATATTTTAAATTAGTTGTGTCTTTAGAACTTTGTACTAATTTAGTAAATTCAGCATCTCCATACAATCCTTTTGCTTTAAAATCTTCCATATTTGCTTGAAATACTGTCCAATTAGATAAAAATTCTTGTGGTCGTCTATAATTATCCATTTCGGTTAAATAGGTATTAGTAGTTGTTTCTGCCGCAGTTTTTTGATTTTTTAATATTTGATTAAATACAGTTTCTTTTATTTTAATTCTTCCATCCGTTAATTTACTTATTAAAGATGGTGCAATATATTTATAATCATCTCCAAATTCTGTTTTATACTGTTCTTGTATTTTTTCTGCATAAGTATCATAATCATTTTCCCAAGAACTTGGATTTAAATAATTAGGATTTCTAGGATCTTTAAACTCTAATATTTTATTTGTAATTTGACTTCCTGCTTCTGCTGTTTTTAATTTTACTTTTGCATCTCTTTCAGCTAATCGCATTTTTAAGTTATAATCTAAAAATTGATCTGCTACATTAGATAGTCCTTTTGTTAATTGTTTACCTATACTTGATGTTTGCACACCTGCAGTTAAAGAGCGTGATGCCCTTCCTATCCCTGTTCCTTGTTGTTGGTATCTAGGTAATTTCATAAATTAATTCCTAATGCTTTCGTCTGTTTGTATTTCATACCTGTAGATGCTAAACTTCCCACACCTTCTGCTATTGCTCCTATCATATTGCTAGTTTCATTTGCTAATAATCCTTGTGTTTCTACATCTAAACTTCCACTTTGTGATTGTGCTACTCTTGCTAAATTATGCATATCACTTAAAAAATCATTATAATCTTCTTTAACAGCTAACAACGGAGATCCTGTAAATTGAATACCAGACATTCCTATTTTTGCTCTTTGCTCACTCATTAATTTTACTTGCTCTCTTAATCTTCTTTGTTTTTCTATTTCTAATTCCATTTTCTGATTATATGCTTCCCAAGCGGCATTTGCTTTAATTTGTTTTTGATTTTGTCGTGCTTGTTGTATGCTCATAATTGTAGAGCCAACTGTTGTTAATGCACTAATTGCTGTAAATGCTAATGTCCAACTCATAATTTAATCACTCGTTACTAATGTTCCTGTTATTCCTAATATTGTCATAGGTAATGGTTGTGTTTGTTTTACAGTAATTTGACCATCCCTATCCCATCCTAAATTTGTTACTCGTTTATCTCCTGTAAACTGCGGTATGTTTGTACCCATTGGAGTAGATGATGTTCTAAATGGTAATTGATCTCCATTTATTGTTACACCTACTGTATTTAATAATCTTACCATAACCTCATTATATCTTTTTTTTCTACCCTGTGAAGTACCTGCTTGTGCTCCAGCTTCTACTCTTAAAGTTTTTAATTCAGAAACATACCCCAATCCTACATTAATTGTTTTGGTTGATAATTCACTTGGTATATTAACAGTTATTGCTCCATTTGTAACTGTTTGTGTTGGATATACCGCATCTCCTATTAATACTTGTACTTTTTGCCCTTCTAAATGATCTAATGCTGTAACACTAGATGAAGAAGAATTTATTGTACCTGTTAAATAACTATCAATATTAGAAGTAGAATCAAAATATTCTACATATTGTACTGTTGAACCATTTATTACTCGTTCTACTATTATCCAAACTTGATCTTCTCCACCTTCTGGAATACTAGCCACACTTTTTGCTTTTGCTATTCCTTCACTTGTAGGTGCTAATCTAGTAGAATCTGTTGTTTCTACAGTTAAATAACCTACTGCTTGTGGACTTGTTTCTGTAATAGTTACTACATTTGACGCAGGATTTGCTACTGTAAAATCTGCATGAGCATTTATTGCTGTATAAATATTATCAGCAGTTGTGTCATTATTTGTATTAGGTCGCCATCCATTTGTTTCTGATGGTGAAGAACTCCCTGCTGTTTCAGATGTAAAAGTAACTGTTGTTCCATCTGATTTTGTTAAAATAATCCTAGATCCTGTTGGTATATTTGCATAATCTGTTACAGTTATTGTAGCTGTTCCTGTTTTTCCACCTATTGTATGTTTGTGCCACGCAACAACATCTTCTTCTCTATTAAATGTCATTCCTAATAAAACACCATCACTTCTAACTGCCCAATATATTGCATCTGGCTCTTGGGCATAATCAACTTCTGTTATTCCGCCTTCAGTAATATGTTCAGCTAAAATAGTCATATCTGGTGCAGTATAAGCATCATCTTCAAATCTATAATATAATTGCCTTACTTTTTGTTGTTGCCTTTGTACAAATAAAATTAAATTTCCAATTTGTATAGGGCGTAAAGGATAAACACCATAAGATGTTTGTTGTTGTATATTAATATTATCTGGTTGTAATGGTTCACCTGTAGGTCGGCTTACTTTAAATTCCGAACCTGCTGTACCTACCATTAAATCTTTTGATGGTGCTAACCACCTAATTGCATTTACTCTGTTTGCCGCTATTGTATATATAAAAGCATCTGCAGCTTCTGCATCACCTTCATCAAAATTTTCATATATTCCAGATTGTGATCCCCATATTGTTTGAGGATAACTTGTTGATCCTGCAAATACTAATCGTTGTTCAAAAAAACTAACTGCTCTTGGAAATCCTGTTGTATTAGAATATGCTCCTAATGACCAAGTTTTTGTTCCACTACTTGTTAATGCAACCAGAACTTCTACTGTTACAACAGTTGCACTTGTATATGCTGTAATTTTTCCGTGTCCATCTCCTAATGTAAATAATCTACCAACATCTGTACTTGCAAATGTACTAGCACTTGCAGTTAATGTTCTTCCAACACCTACTGTTGTCGCACTTGCTGTAAATGTTGTGTCAGTAGTATTATCATCTAAATATGGACCTTTTTCAAAATCTACATCTGAAATACTCCAAGATGTATGCCCTGTCCTTGTTAATTTAGTAGGTTCGTGTGATTCGTGAACTATATACATAACATCTGCAGATTGTGCAAATTGTAATTCCGATAATTGTGCCGAAGTATATTCTGTTGCTATTTCATATACTTTTGCTGCAGTTCCGCCTGATGTGTATGTTGTATAATCACTTGAATTTATCCCAGATAATTCAAAAGTATTTGTTGTTTTGTTTGCTACAGTATATCGTCTACCATTTACTTCGGTCATTCCTCCAACATCATTAATCCATACATGATCTCCATTTGAATATCCGTGTGATGTTGCAGTAACTACTGCTGGATTTGCTTTTGTAATTGCTGATATACTTTTTGTAGCTTCAGTTATTTGTCCAGTATCTTTATAAAATCTAATATACAAATTACCAAATTCTAATATATATGCTTGTTCTATATTAAATTCAAAAGGAATTAATCGTGTAACTTTGCTAGAATCTTTTACCTCACACACAAATCGTGAACCAAATCTTCTAGTTGCTCCTCCTTGTGGAAATACTGTTAAATTTTTTAAAGTTTCTACACCATTATTGTATTTTTTAAAATCAATCTGTCCGTGTAGTTTAGGAGATAATTCTCCTGCAGTAAAATTTGTTTGAAAAGGATGTACTCTAGCCATTATTGAAACTTACGGAAATCTGTAAAAGTATCTGATATAATATCGTCTGTAAATCCTTCTGTTGAATCTATACTTCTTGCTTCTGTAAGTTTTAGTTTATAAACTTTTTCCATTTCTTTTTGAAGTGCGGCACTATTCGTAATAGCATATGCCATTTCAGAAGCTAGTTTTGCTGTTAATGTGTCAACAAATATAGAATCAAATAATTTAGGATCAGTAATTTGTGCAATATATATTATATTAGCTGTACCTTCATCTGTTAATAATACTCTACCTTGATTTGCTAGATTTTCAATTTTAAATTCATAGTCATCAAATTCCATTTTTAACACTCGTAAACAAAATGGATCTGTTGGTAATGCATATTGATATGAATACTCAAATGCAGGAGTTGATGAAATTTGTGCTAATGCCGCTCTTGTAATTGCAAAATTCCAAGCGTGAGATCGTAATAACGAATCTCGTGCTGGTTCATATAATGCGTTACAAAGTCTTGCTCTTTCCGTATCTTCTGTCAGAGCAGTAATAGGACTATCACCTAATTTTCGTAATGCATTGGAACAAATTGAAACTTCTGTAGCCATAACACCTCAAATATAACAATAAAAGGGGTTCTCTGCAATAAAAAACCCCTTCTATTTGTCTATTGTTAGTCAGTTACATATGTAACTACCATAGTAATATCTCCTGCTGCTGCAGTTGCCCCAACAGTAGACATAGTTAATGCAACCCTTAATGGAACTTTAGGATCTGCTGAAAGACCTCCATCTTCCCAAACATGGTTTGCAATGGCATTTACATTTCTTGCTTCAAATGCGACTTCTACACCTGCAGTATTTGCTGCTTGTAAAGTTGTTATTGCAGTTGCATAACAATCTTCATCAACAACAGCACTTGCTTCTGTAGTTGATCCACCAATAGTAAACTTTGTAGTTCCATTATATAGACCTACATTAGCTGCTAATGTTGGTGAACCATTTGAATCAAGGTCATCATTGTAAAGTTTAATTGACATAATTTTTGCATTAGATGGTATTTCTGCCATCATAATTACATCATCATTATCAATATCGCCTGTACCTGCGGCAATAGTGTCCGCCCATACACGCATTTTTCCATGAACACTTCCAACTTCGGCTAGTGTTCTAGGTGTAGAATCCATATTCGTAATTTCTACTGATTTTGCTGTAGCCATAATTACCCCCTACGATTCTGTACAAGCAATTTCTACAACTTTTTCGTCTTCTACTCTCGTAGCTCCGATTGTCATTGATAGAAATACTTGTGTTGCATAGTTCTTGTCTGCTCTTTCAGATATTTTAGTTTGAATATCTGCACCAAGTGCAAGACCTATTGCGGATTGACAAAAAGCTAGAACTTGTCTGTTTGATGATGAATCAAGTCCTAGACGCTCACTTCTAACAAATTTAAATCCAAGATAAGTATCAACCTCACCTTGAACTAATGCTTTGATAGAATTATAGTCAGAAGATTTTACTTCTGCTATGTTAAGAAAGTCAGATAATTGGTTTGCAGTACAAACTAAATATCTCATTTCTTCTGGATCAGTTTCATTTTCATCCAAAATCTTTTTGGCATCTAACAATTTTGCAATCGTTAAATTAGCCGATCCGTGTACAACTTTTTGACCAGATGGTAATGTTACAGAAGTACCACCAGATACACCGCCATAAGCTGTGCCTGTTGCTGCTGCTATAATTGCATCATCCATTGCTCTACCCATTGCCCACGCACCTGCTTGTGCGTATTCAGATTGTGGAGAAATTAACATTCTCACTTTATCCTCTTGGTCAACTAAATCTGCCCAATCGTAATCATCCATAGTAACTTTTCGTCTTGAGTGTGGAGTATCAACACGAGGAGTATCACTATGTCGTGATGTCCTTTTAAGAGCTGCAGTATCACCAATTCTTTCAAAGAAATGTGATTTACCTGTAACAGTTTCGGTTCTAACTGCTTCTCTTAATCTTGAGCCCTTTTGTTGTGCCAAATGGAATACATTGCTTTTATATTGTTCTACAAAAGCTGTAGTAATTTGAACACTCATTAGAGTTCTCCTTAATTAAAATTAATATTATTATTTTGCAGTTTTTATCCTAAAATAGGGAAACCTATTTAAAGTCGTTAGACTAATTTAGTTGTTATCCATTAGGGCAACTTTATTACAAATATAATAACACAAAAATTTTAACTTGGAAATACTTTTTCGTGTAATTGTCTAACTTTTTCTACTGCCGCCTTATGTTCTCTATGTTTTGCATCATGATATGGGTGAGCTTTATCTTCATAAATTTTAGATATTTCTTCTTTTGCATCTAACGGAGATACAGCTAAACTATTATTTTGTGTATTTTTTGCCATATCTTCTGTTACATCTTCACCAAGTCGTGCAAACATTTTAATAACTGCAGGATGATTTCCTGCTTCTGTATTCATTAATTGTAATATTTCTTCATCACCATAAACTGATAATGCTCTTTTTGCTTTAGCCACATTTTTATCATAATCATAACCCCATTCGTCTTTTAAGTTTTTTTCTGATTCTTTGCGACTTGCATCAATTCTTGCAGGTTGATTGTTCATTTCGTGGTCAATAGTATTTTTTTGATATTCAACTAAAGCATTTACCTGTTCATTATTTAAACCAATTTTATGTGCTACATTTTTAAACTGATTTACTTGTTCTTCTGGCATATATTGTTTATAATCAGTAGGTATAGATACTTCATATTTTTCTGCAGTTTCTGGTCTACCTAATTTATTATATACTTCTAATTTTTCTTCATCTGTTTTTGGTATAGGAATACGATTCCCTAAAACTTTTTGTTGATGAACAACTGTTTTTGCTAATGATTCTACATCTTTAAAATTAGATAATGTAGGATCATTTTTTAAGTCTTCAGATAATGTTGATTTCCAATCTTGATTATCACTTTCAGTAGATCCTAATACAGTTTCTGCAGGTGCAGATGTTTCTGCAACAGGATTATCTTCTGTTGTGGTCGTTTCTTCAATCATTTTTTTGCTCCTTTATTAGATTGATTATTCGTATTATAACAGCTCGTTGCCCTTCCTTATATGCTGTTTCATAAGGACAAGTAACAAACGAACTCCTATGATAATAAGCAGATGTTAAATCTGCTAATACTTGTTGACCCTCATTAGAGTCAAAAGTAATCTGATAAAATTTTTTTAATTCTTTAAGTTCCACTATTCAAGACCTGCAACTTGACTTAATACTTCCTGTACTTGTGGATTAGATGCAGTTTCTGCCGCCTTTGTAGTTTCATTCATTGTTTTAGCTTGTTCTAATGCTTGTTGTTGTTGCATTGCCATTTGTTGTTGTTGCATCCTTTGTTGTCGCATTTGATTAACTTCTGCTTCTCCTCTTAAAATATTTTTAGGCACTCCTAATAATTTTGCTCTTAATCTTACCGCTCTATCGTGATCTATTAAATCCATAACTTCTGGATTTGCTTGACCTATTGTCATTGCTAATTGATATAATCTTTCTACCGCAACCGCTTCTTCCATTCTCTGCGATCGTGCTAATGGACCTACATATTCAATATCCATATTAGCTTCACTAATATTATCTGGCGGTGTCATAAACTGACCTTTTCTAAACATTAATCCAAATACTCTTTCAATTAATGGATTTAAAAATTCAGTTTGAAATCTACCCAAAGTAGGACCAAGAAGTCTTTGCATTAATTCATATCTCACTTGCACTTCTGTAGCTGTCATTTGAGGACCTTCTTGTAATTGTAGTTGGTCAGAATAATACGCCTGTCGTATTGCAGTTCGTAATTGATTTTCTTTCATATCTGTAACTTGCCAATTACTTGCAATTTGTAATGGTTTAACTGCACCATCACTTCGTACTACTGTAATTCCTGCAGGTGTCATTCTTACTCTACCAATTACACCATCATCTGTTACAAGTAATGGTGGATCAATAGCTTTTGCCCACGCTTTTAATCCTATTTCAACTGCTTTGTTTAATGTTTTAATATCTGGTAATGCATTATAACTTGGTGATCTACCAAATATTTCACCTGTTGCTTTTGACCATCTAGGCACTAAATATGGAAATTCTTGATAACCACTTGTCCTAACTACCATTTGATCTTCTTCACAAATATGACAAGAATGAAATGGTAATTTTGTTTTTGATTTTCCTAATGCTCTTTCATAATCTGCAGTTGGTTCTACTGCGTGTATAAATGTAAAACTTTTATCTGGCTTTTCTGTTGATGCTTTTAATACCCTTTCTCCTAAATTTTTTTCACCAAATTCTTGAACAGCTTGTCGTGCTGTCATTGCATATTTTCTATATAATGTATCTACCTGTCCGTTTATATTTTCTTGTATATAGTATTCAGCAATATGTAATGTTCTAAAATGTACACCTTCATCTGGTAATCCTACATCTCCATCTTCTACTAACATTGCACCTGTACCTATAGATGTTAAATCAAGATACATTTCGTGCACTTCTGTATTAAAATTAGATTCATTAAACATATCGTACATACGCCTAGCTGTATCTTCTAACCACAGTTGTACTTCTCTTTGATTGTTTAATTCTTCGTTTCTTAATTTTAAATGAAACCACGCTAATGATGGGGATGTTAATGTACCTTGTAAACTTGCTGCTAATAAATTATTTGCTGTAATAGCAGTTGAATCAAATAATATATCTGTTCGTGCTTCACCTTGTGATCGTGTAAATGTAATATCCGCTTTTCTTGGCATTACATAATCTAATATTTGTTGCCAATGATCTTCCCAAGTCTGGCGATCACTTTCCATTCTTGCTTGTCTTTTTTTTATATAATCAAAAACTTCCATATTAAGACATTGTTGATGTGCCGCCTAATGTAGTTTTTTTAGTATCTACAGGTTCATCAAGACCTTCGCCAGATGTAAGTATTGTTGCATATTGACCTTTTTTCTTTGCATCTAACATTCTTTGTCTTTCTGCTTCTAGTCTTGCTTCTTCTTCTGCAGTTTTATCCGTTACATCTGTCATTGGTGGTGGCATTTGTGGTGATGCTTTCATTCCTCCGCCCATATTATCCTCCTAACACAGTTTTACCAGCATCCTCAAGTGATGTACCTGTTAATGATGCTTTTTGTTGTTTTTTAGTTTGTTCTGTTTTTTTTCGTTGTGCTGTCATACCAACCTGTTCTCTATCTGGTTCTGGTTTTTTTTGTGGCTCTACAGGAGGTGGTGTAACACTTTGACCAAATTTTCCACCTGTTCTTCTTTGTGGTAATCCAACTGATTCTGTTTGTATATTTCCACCCATTATAGATACCTACATTCTTTTCTTAACAATCCGTATATCAAACCATCTGAATATTGCAAGTTTTCTTTTATCACTTTTCTAATCCTACCTTCTTTTTTAAACCCTGCTGATTCAATTAATTTTATGCATCTAGCATTGGTTGGTTTTGTCATTGCAGTTATTCTAACACATTTACACTTATAAAAGCAATACTCAAATACTTGTTTAGCATAACTCTTTCTCATTGCTCTAGGATTATCTAATGCAAGATGCATCCAAATATTATGTCCGTCATAATGAGAAAATATTACTCCTCCAACAATTTTATCGTTTTGGTAATATCCAATATGAGAGTATTGATCGTTTACCCCTTGAATTATTGCTCTTGGTGTAACAAACTTTAGCGTTTCTTTTTTAGACGCTAAATCAGTTCGTGCAATAATCATCCTCCGCCAAGAATAGTTTTAGCAACTTTAGCTTGATCCTCTGTACTTAATAAACCACCTTGCCCATATCCAGATCCCCTTACTCTACGCTTTGCTGCCTTATCGTCTTTTTCTGGCTCTGGAGGTGGAGGTGGTGGTGGAGGTGGAGGTGCAGGGCGACTTGGTGCTGAAAAACACATACTATATTTCCTTTCGCAATCCTATTGCACTTTGTTTATATTTAAGTTTTTCATAAAAACTTACTGTTTTTTCCGTATCTATTTCAGTTGAAATACCTACAGAAATCTCTACACAATTATTATCTTTTGCCCATTTTTCAAATGCTCTAATTAATAATAATGCTGTTCTTCCTTTTCTATATTCTGGCTTTACATAAAACATAGTATCATACGCATAAATATCTTCAGTAAAATAATGTTCTGCACAATAACCAGAAATTAATCCAATGACTTTATCCCCTCTCCACGCTAAAAAACAAAAATGGTTTTTATCATTTCTAGTTGTATTAAATAATTCAAATACTTTTAACATAGATAATTTACTTGTTCTATATCTACTTTCTTTATGAATGTTTGGTACTAGATCTTTTATATATAACCAATCATTATGTTTCATTGATTGAATATCTATACTTACCATTTTGGTTAATTCTTTTTTAAGGGCAACTGCCATTATTTTTTTCCTTTTCCTTTTTTCTTCATTTTTTTTAACATTTTCGATTTTGTTTTATACATTATATCTCCTTAAAAAACATTAAATTCAGAATCAGATTCTATCTGGATCGGTTCGGTATTTTTAACCCTAGCTTTTCGTAATGACATTACTCCGTATCGCATTGCTGAAATAACATCATCATTCATAGGGATAATCTTACCATCCTTTCTATGATACATTCTAATTTCTTCCATAAGTTTATTCTGATTTGTAAAAATTTTCAACCTTTTTGTTTGAAATCTTGTAAGCATTTCCATTATTCCAGCTTCAACACTAATACCTCCTGTGCCTTCTTTCATTCCTGTTTGCGGTGGATTTGTAAAATGTTCTCGCAATAAATTTACACCTTCTTCTCTATATTGCATAGCTAGACTTTTACCACTACCTTTATCGGCTTGTCTGCCATCCATTGGATATACAACAGGAATCCATCTGCTTCTTGATTTTATTGCAGATGCATGAAC